CAAACGTCTTTGTTATTAATGTTTACTGCATCTAAGTCAACTGTCTCGTCTGTTGCAGGTTGATCTAGTGTAAAACTACCTTGATTTAATGTACCCTGACGGAAGTGTAAAAAGAATCCTGTATTGCTACTGCCGTTGCCGCGGCCATCATCTCTATAGATAAAACTTAATCTGTTGCCAATGCTTGGCGGCTCTTCGTATATTTCTTCTGCTCCGCTGAATGCTGTAGACACAATCTCAAAGTTCATTGCTCTACCGTCAACTGCCTTGTTAAAAGCATAGACTGGTACGTCAGTATTTGCACTTTGAAAACGATATTGTTCACTAGGGATGCCGTAGATGCTGGCTTTGCTGTCGGGATTGCCAAACTGTCTGCTAGATGGCATCGCACCATTTAGTACTTTGATAAACTGATCATACCAGTTTGCGTTGGCTGGGTCGTTCCAACTGATAACTTGTCCTGAAAGATTGCGACCATTGCTGTCGTATACTGTTTGAGAAGTGGAAACAGCCGTAAACTTTAGCAATCCACTGGCGGCAATGTTACGCTTAGACTTGTAGCTTAGTAATCGTGCAAGACGCAGTACCGATTCACGGCGTTCTGCTAGCTCTAAAAAGTTTTCACGAGCATTTAGGTCAACGCGGAAAGCTATGCTTTGGCCCAGGAACGCAATAAGGTCAATCAGGGCAAGGTATTCGCTTGATTCAATGTAATCGTTAAAGTCTTCGGGATAGTTCTCTCTAATGTAGTTGATCATAACGCGACGAAGATTTTCAAAGTCGTAACTTTGGAAGTCTGCATTACGGAAGCTCTGGTAAATCCTTTTCCAGTCTTCTGCTACTAAAAGCCTATTTTGTCTATCGGTTGCTGACATATCTGTTTCCCATTATACAGATATTTATCGTAGTTTATTATCAGAGTGTTTAATTGGTAAGGCCGTTATCCTGATCAAATTTAAACTGTATTGCTTCTTGAATGTTGTAAGGCAAATAAGTCAACATACATTCTATCTGTATTCCACTTTCGTAGCTGGTTACAGTTACGTTTTGTGCAGATACTCTGGGATCATAGTTGATAATGTCTTCTACGTTTTTAATAATGACTTGTTTGATTTCTTCAGTGAGTGGTTCAAACAAAATATCCCAAATAATAGTGCCAAACGTTGGGTTTTCTAGACGCTCGCCCTGACGTATATGAAAGTGATTGATGATGTCTTGCTTGATAAGAGCAAGATCGTACAGCGCAAAACTCTTAGTGTCTCCACTAACCGTGCTGAATCCTTTGTACGTTTTAGATCCCGGAGTACTAGTATTAGTAGTTGCAGGACTTTTTAACACTACCTTATTATAAAGTTTTTGATTTGCTGACATATGTATATTTACTCTTCCGATTCTTCTTGTGCAGGTGCGCCAACTTTAGCAAATGTATCTGTTATTGTCGAATAAACAGTCCACGATTCAGGTACAGCAATGTCACTGCCTGCTTCCCGGTCTGTCATTTCAGGTTTAAAACTTAACGGATCTAAGTTTTCATGATGCGGCCATGGTTCGTGGCTTGGAATACGCAGCATAATACTGTCTATTGTGCTTTCAGTTTCGTCTGGGTTGGCAAAAGTAGGTAATACTTCGGGCGGAGTTGCTGCTTCAGCTGCGGCTGCATCGGGGCCGTTCATGTGGATTTGACTAGCAGACTCTGTATGATTGCCGCCGCTCTTGATGTCAGTGTTGCCGCCGGCGGTAAGTTTGTTGCCGCCGCCTGTACTAAGATCAAAGTTGCCAGCGGTGGTGATTTTATTATTGCCACCTACTGTTATTCCTATATTACCGTCAATAGCTACGCTTTTGTTGCCAGTAACTAATAAGTTTAAGTCGCCGCCAACTTCAGTTTGATGCCGTTCTGCAACTTTTAAGTTAAAGTTTCGACCAGCTTCCATGTTGATGTCTCGATCAGCAAAGAAGTTAAAATCTTGTTTAGTATGTATGCTGATGCTGTCTTCTGCATAGATATCAATCTTACCGTCGCTACTGAGTTCAATCCATGCAGTGCCTCTTGAGTTTCCAATGTAGATTAGATCCTCACTGTTATGCATTAATATTTGATGGCCTGTTCTAGTACGAATCCTAACTAGTTCGTTATGCGGTATTTCAGGTAAGCCGTCATCTTCTGCTTGTTCAACAGCAGCATAGTCAGGCGGTCCTTCACTTGCAGTTGTTCTTCTAAGAAACTTGTCGTCACCATCGTCCATTACAAATGATGTACCTCCGAGTCTGCTAACAAATGCTCCGGCAATCTTGTGTTCAAACTTACCTACTCTGCCTTTTCTAGCATTAGGACGCTTGTCTATAGGACCGGGAGTACTAATACCAAATACTGCACTAGGTATCTCTCTTCGAGCACTAGATGTAGTAATGCCGCGGATGTCGTCTTTGAGCAGGCCTTGGTCTGTTAATGTTGTCTGTAGCGGGCTTGCGGGTTTAGGAATCTTTGTAGGATCAGTTGTAGATGCCTGTGTTGATTTATTATACTCCGCAACTGGCACACGTTCTTCTTCGCCATCAATGTGAAACGATGTTGCAGCGTGTCCCGGAACTTGAAAGTTCATAGACTCGTCAGGAACACAGCCAATCCAATAACCTTTTCTTGGATCGCCATCAATGAACACAACCATAACTATGGTACCTACATCGGGAGGTATCATCCACATGCCGTAACTTTTTTGTGTACTGCCGTAGTCATCTTCTTCGCCTACATACTCTACACTAGTTTGGCCAGCAAACGGGCTTAGATATTTTACTTGGTGCAGTTGTCCTTCTTTACTGTCGTCGTTACCTACTTCGTGCAACATCTGCACTTCTAGTAATCCCATGTACGTAGGATCTAAGTGGCTGACAATCTTAGCCAAATAAGGGCCAGGGCTTGTCTTTTCACTGCCGCCTGCTGATCTTGTTTCTTCTGCCATACTCTACCTTATTCTACTCCGGGGGTTGATGTGATGCCGCCTTCGTTGTTAGTTACCAATGTTGATCCGTCGTCAAATGTTTGTATGCTTGATCCGTCGTCGAACACTTGAGTTGTTGGGTCAACAATCGCTGGTCCTGGATCAAATGCAAGTCTAGGTGGCTTAGTGCTTTCAACTTCTTGGCCTTTCAATCTAACCATTTTTAAAACTTGTGTAAACTTGCCGCGTTGAAATGTTGAGTCAACTGTTAGCACTTTGTAGATGCCGCTGAACTGTGATATGCTAGTGCTGGTAAAATCATAAAGACCAGTACCTTGATTAATGTCAACCGGCGTTCTAAAGTTTAAGTTAATATGCACTTCGCCTGACTGCCAATCCATTGCACCGTCACTGTTTATGTAAGGGTTGTCAGTTGCCACTGCACTGTAGTTTCCAACTCCGCTGTCTCCTAGATAGTAAGGATCACCTAAAATAGTCAAGTCTAACGAAATCATATCAACGCCTGATGTAACAGCATCGTGAAACTGTCTAGCAGCAATGCTAGCATTGTCATCTAGGCCGCCGCCGCCTTTGTATGCTGTACTGGTTAATACACCGTCTTTCAATACAGTAGTTGGTATTTGACCTTTTGCAGGCGCTTGCCCGTCTACTGGTGCAGTACTTTCGTCACCGCTAGTAGCGCCAGATGCTTGTTCTTGTATTTTTGCGTCACCTGTGTTTTTGCCGCCATCGCTGTTCATAGCAGTATAAAATCCTGCATTAAAAGAAATATCCCAATCAATAATATCAACGTTCTTACCTGTGTAGATGTAGTTGTATTCTTTAATAACTTTCTTTTTAATATCTTCAGTACCCGGGTTTGGCGTGTTGGGTGGTAAAAACACACTAGCTGATACATAGTAAGGAACTACTCTGTAAACTACCAACTTAGGCTTAACACCTGTCTTGGCAATGTTAGCGTCTGTTGGAATATAATAGAGATGCGTTTCAACACGCCACCATTGTACCATTCCTCTGTCGGGTGTAATCTGACTAAGAGCAGAACGGCCGTATTCACTCATTAAAATAACTTGATTGATTGCATTGATAACATCACTACCCTGTGCAAACTTAAACTCGCCCTGGTTAGGATTTATTGTTATTCCTCCACGAACATATGTTCCAGTCTTCTCATCGTATGACAAGTTGTCTTTAGCGAACGGAGTTGACCCTTTGTTATAAAGGTTAAAACCCATGGTACTGTTGCCAATATCATTCATAGTGCCTTCAACTTGTACTTGAGTTTTGTTAACACTGCTTTCTACAACACCTAACTTTTTAAACAAGTCCCTATCGGCGCCCGAAGCATTTGGATTAACTGTTGCAGACGTATCGCTTTCTTCATAGGGGTCGCCGTAGTAGTCTCCAGTTTTTAAATCTTTAGGAAAACTAATCAATATTTGATCAGCTACGTTAACGTCTTTTCGTTTAACTGCTTCTTGTAAACGATCATTTAGTACACGTTGTAAACTCTTCTCACCTGTTTGTAACATCTCTTTAACTGATTGCCCGCTAATAGATACGTCAGTTTTTAGTTGCGAGTATGTTGTTGAATAGGCTTTTTCGTTAAACGGATATGCTTCGATTGTGTATTCAGATCCCTTGCCAGTGACTTTCATATCAAGTGTCATCAACTTCAAAGGAAAATATTTTGTTGTCTTGTCTATCTGCACGTTTTGCATGTTTGCATCGATGTGACCTTTAAACTCTAATGTCATTAATAACGGCATGTCAAGGTAGTTTTTATGTCCTGCTGTCAATGCACTAGCTTGTAATACTTCAAAGAACAATCCCATACTCATAGGTTCTATAATTTTAAAAGTAAATCCCGTAGCATTGGTATTGCCTGACTTTTTATCAAATCCAATACTACTCGAAATACGCAAGTCTTCAATAAAAAACTCAAAACTACCTGTGGGATTAAAACTAGTTTTGTAAGGTGTAGGAACTCTATCGCCGGGACTGCCACTGGCACTTTTTAAAATCAACGGACCAAGAATGCCTTTGCGATAAGTTTCGTTGGGGAAGTTAATCTGTGCATCATCCAACACACTCAGTGTAAACAAGTAGTTTACAGAACTGTAATAGTGTAAAATATTAGGAACTGTTCCTGTAATCCCAGATGATGTCTTTGTTATAGATGATGCTAGATTGTCTGCTAGGTTGCCGGGGCCAGCAAGAGCAGCTCGCGCATTATCTAGTGCAGACTCTATTTGTGCTGCGCCGGGGATTGCACTAGTAATATTACTAATGTTGATGCCAAGACCCGAGGTAACTGCATCTTTAGCTTTGCTCAACATTGAGCTTGCTTGATTTAGGCCTTTGGCTAGTCCTGTGTCGCTTAGTGCTTTCTTAGCAGCATTGCTAATGGCAGTTGCACCCTTGTCGAGATCGAATCCGAATCCCATATTATAGTCCCAATACTTTAAACAAACCTGATCTCTTTGGAATAAAGATTTGAGTTCCTGGAATAAAATCGTAGATTGGATCTTGTATCACATCAAGATTGCGTTGCGTAAACACCCACCACAGCTTAGAAGTTCCATATAGGTCATAAGACAACAAGTCTGGTCTATAGGTATACTGCGGTTCAATAGTATAGAGAAAATCATCTGCTTCTGCGGCCACTGGTCTAATGCTCAGCGGGTTTAGATAGTTCTGAGTGAGCTGCGTTTTAAACCAAGGGCTAGTGTTGGAGTACGTTGCCATTAAATGTAACCTCCAGATACATATTCACCTGCAACAAACTTTTGCAAACTAAATGTTTTCATATTTTGTCTACTGTATATTGGTTGCACTGTGATACTTATGGAGCTCTTTGTTGGAACCCAGCTGTTACCGGATGTAGCAAATGCGCCACCGCCTGATACAGTCGACACGGGACCTAACATCTTGCTGACGCTAGCAACGGCTCCTCCGATAGCTCCAATAGCTCCTAATGCATTGGCAATTTTATTAGCCCCTAATGCTCCAGCAAGGCCGGCAAAGCCTATGGCAGAACCTGCTAGGCCTGCAAGAGATGCAGCAGGACCTCCGCCGCCTCCAGATGCAACATTACCTGCTACAGCTACGCTGGTATTAATATAGTTTGCGTCTTGCGGTAGATTAACTGAAAAACTTTTTACAACTACCGGTACGTTTTTAAACACATAATCACCATAGCCGTTCAATGTAAGTATAGGTGGTGGGTTACCTGTTAAGTCGCCTTCACCGGTAAACATTTTAGTTGCACTTCGA